CCTTGATGTACGGGCAGGGGATCGTCTGGAACGGGCGCGCGCCGGCCTCGTTCTCCGCGTAGAGCGCGATCAGGGCGGCGAGGTGCGCCGCCTGCTCCGCCGGAGGCGTCGGGCTGTTGTTCGTCGGGAAGATCGAACTGAACGCGCTGTTCCGCGTGCCGCCGAGGGTGATCAGGTTCGCGTAGGTGTCGCTCTTCGCGGTGATCGCCTGGCCTTCGATCGCACGGAGCGGGCCCATGCGGTCGGCGAGCTCGTTCTCGATCGCCGTCAGCGACGTCGCGTCGGTGTACGGGTGCGCGATCACGTGGAAGCGCGTGTCGCCGAGCGCGGTGATGAGCGAGGTCAGCACCGGGTTCGTCGCACCCGAGGTGACGGCGGCGAACGCCAGACCCACGCCGGCGGGCAGCGCCTGACCCTGCACGTAGTTCGCGCGCACGTCGAGTTCCTGACCCACGGCGCCCGCGTTCTTCGCAGTCAGGGTCACTACGTTCGTCGAGACGCTGGCGAGAACCGGCAGGTCCGTCGCGGCGTCGCACGCGGCCTCAATGGCGGCCGCGATGTTATCGGCGCTCATCCCAGAGGTGACGGCCACCTGCACCAGGTTGCCGCCGACGTAGAGCGAGATCGTCCCAGCGGCAGTGGCCGGGCCAGTGACGGTGATCGTCTTCGTCGCAGCGACGCCAGAGCCGTTGTCCTCGAGCACGCCGATCCGAACCTCGGTCGACTTGTTCGCGGCGAACCACGCGATCGCCATGCGATGCAGCTGGGAGCCCCGACCGGCGAGCGCAACAACCTCATCGGCGCTCGACACGAGGTGCACGCTGTTCGCAACGGCGGAGCCAGCGGCGATCTTCTGACCGATCAGGAGAGCACGGTAGGGGAAGAGGCCGGGGCCAGACTTCGCGCGCGAGCCGTCGACCTCGACGATCGCACCGGGGGTCAGCATCAGGCTCGGGATCAGGTTGTAGTTCACGCGGTGTTTCTCCGTGGTTAAGCGTTAATCTGGGGTAACACGAATCAGGGAATCGTGACAACGCCCTCAAGGCGGTCTGCCTCGGCCTGCGTCCCGCTCACGTTTGTCGTCACGCCAGCGGTCTCGAAATCGTCCGTCGGCAGCGCGCGCCGCGCCTGCGTGAAATAGGTGCACGTGTACGTCATCGACACGGCGCCGATCGGACGCTCGCCCTCGAGGGACTCCGCGAACTGGGTGTTCTCGAGGATGGAGTCCGACGCGTAGCCGTCGAACTGCGGATCGCCATCCATTACGGCTTCGATCTGCAGTACCAGGGCGTCGAACACGTCGTCGACATTCGCGCTCGCGACGACCCACCCAACAATTTCGATCGACGCCGTGCGCTTAAGCTCGCGGGGCGCGGTGCTCGCGCTGCTTTCGTGGATCGGCTCCTCGAGCGAGAAGACGCTGATCACCGGTAGCTGGTCCGTCGTGTTCGGCGCGTGGCGCGACTTCCGCACCCGGTCGCCGGCGGCTGTTCGATACGCGGGCGCGGTGCCGATGAGCCGTGCGACGATCGCCTCTCTGAGGAGCTGTCGTTCGTGCTTGGCGACCATCACGACACCCGGTGAAGGACGAGGAGCACACCGCCCAGACCGTCAGGCTGAACGTCGTGCCACGAGTAGGTGACGCCTTCGACCAGCAGGCGGCCGTCGGTGTCCGTCTTTGGGTCGCTCGACAGCGACGCCAGTGAGAGAAAGGCCGTGGGGGCTACTGTTGAGACGCCGCCCCCTTGTTCGCCAACGTCGACCTGCACGTGCGGCGCGGTGAAGATCCCGTCGACCACCACAGCGACTCCGACCCCAGACGTGTACGTGACCGGGCCGCCCAGCTTCTGCCGGACGGATCGATCCGCCACCGCCATGAGGTCGGAGAAGCCCATGGCTCAGGCGTAGACGACGTAGGCCTCAGCCGCCGCCGTGACATTCGTCAGGCGGATGCACACGGTCTTGCTCGCGTTCTGCGGCACGACGCGCGAGGCCGCGGTCTGGTTCGCGTCGAACGCGCCACTCGTGCCGGGGGCCAGGGTGAGCACCTCCGCCGCGTCGCTGCCGTTGATCACCTGCAACTTAAGCAGGTCGCCAACCTTGGCGCCGGGCACCGCGGCGACCAAGAGGGCCGCGGTCGGGAGGGTGTCGGTGCGGCTCGCGCCAGCGCAATCACGCACGTAGATCCCCGACAACACCTCAACAACGGTGAGCGTGCGGTTGCTCGCGGTCGCGTCGGAGGTCAGCGCCGGGCTGCCCTCGAGCGCAATCACATTGACGCGCTCCGTCGGCATCAGCTTGACACGACCGGTGGTGTCGCCAGCGCCACCAGCGACGTCCTCGGTCGCGATACCGACAAAAAAACCAGCCTTCAAATCACTAATAAAACGCTTGTTCATATTGTCCCAAACAACCTTGGTCACGCCGGCAATCCACGCCTGCAAACCGACCTTGGTGAGGGCATACACGCCCTCGGTCTCGAAGCGGCCCTCAACACCGGAGAGGACCGGATCCATCGAGACGCCGAAGATCGACCCGATAAGCGCGCCGAGACCCAAAGTCGCAAGCGCGTAGGGAGCGACCAAGGAGAGGATGCGGCCGGGCTGCACGAAGTTCTGATT